CTTCAAGCACAATTAGAAGCTGAGAGAAAGCGTAATACAGAGTTAAGTCGTGATAGTGCTGTTAAAACAGCCCTTAGCGTACATACATTCCGTAATGCTGCTGCAGCTGATATGGCGTATCGTGAGGTAATCTCACAGTTAGTCCAAGATAAAGATGGACAATGGATACATCGTTCAGGAATTAATATTCCAAATTTTGTTGAAGCTTTTTCAAAATTAGAAGATATGTCATTTCTTTTTAAGGTTAAAGTTAGCAGTGGAGCAGGTACGAAAGAAGGTTCAAGCTCTTCTGGTAGTGATAAACCTAAATCATTATTTCAAATGACCCAAGCAGAAGTTATTAAACTTGCTGCAGAAGGTAAATTACCACAAAAACAAGGCAGACGTTAATCGTACTGCAATAAACATTAAAGGATATATAGCATGAGCGGAGCACAATTATTTTCAAACGTTAACGGTAGTGATAGTTATGCACTACAGGCATCAATTGGTGCTTACTCTGATGAAGCATATACTAATGCCAAGAAATTGTCAGGCACTGGTATCGTTGGTAACAACCCAAATATCGATGTTACAACGGAAACATTTATTGGCCAAATGCGTTGGTTCAAACCTTTGACACCAAATATCGGTGTTGCTTCTTTGACTAACTCTGCACAAGGTACAGGAACTACATATCAATCAGACTTTGCAACTTATATTAAGACGGTACGTACACATGGTGCTACCAATGTTAATATGTCGCAAGTTGTTACTCAAATGGATGGTCTTGCTAAGATTGGTCGTGACTTTGGTGAAACACGCGCACAAGATGAACACAATGCTATCTTGGCAGTATTGCAAGGTGTAGCCTTATCAGAAGTATTGTATGGTGCTGCTTCTGCAAGTGGTGGTTCAGGTAATGGTGGGCAAACCTTCACTAATGACCCAACTAGCAAAACCTATGGTTTCTATGTAGATATGGGTAGTAATAGCCTTATCGCTACTCCTAGCGTTGCTGTACAAGGTGCGTCTCGTGCTGAGAGCTTCTTGCAAGCCCTTGGAATGGCGTGGAAGGATTATGAGCCAGAATATTGCTACGTTGTTGTACAACCTGCTGTTATGGCTTCCTTGCGTTCTGCTAACATTGTTGACCAAGATCGTGTACAAGATGGTTCAATTATGTTCAACACATTGTTTGGTGGAAAGTTCCGTGTTCTTCAAACACGTGCTAACCAAGGATTTACAGCATCACAACTGACAGGTATCAATCTCGGTGCTGGTGTCGATGTCGCTGGTCCTCAAACTTCTTTCATTGTATTGCCTGGTGCAGTAGCTATGGAAGGTTTGGATGTGCCTAATCCTACGGAAATCTTCCGTGATGGTCGTGCATTCAACGGTGGTGGATCTACAGATGTATGGTATCGTTGGGGTTATGTTGCTCATCCTGGCGGTTATGATTGGATTGGTGCATCCACTGTATTCCCAACTAATAACGACTTTTCAAATGCAATTTTCAATGGTGTAACTCCAGGCGCTGATATTGGTACAGCTACTGGTGGTACTATTGGTACTGCTACTGGTTCTTGGAATCGTAAAGCTCAATCTGCACTTGGTTTGGGAATCTTGCCAGTATTCCATAACTAAAATTTAAAGAATACCTAATTTGTATAAGGTTAGGTAGCTCTTTATTAGAAGGGAATATTATGGCATTAGCTGTTGGTACGAATTCATATGTAAGCCAAGCTGATGCAGACAGTCATTTCGGGGATAGATTGGATGTTGCTGCATGGACTAATGCTACAGACTTAATGAAGCAACAAGCCCTTATAACAGCATCCATGATCCTTGATGAACAAAGTTGGCTAGGGACAGCTCTTACAGATACTCAAGCAATGGCTTTTCCTAGATCCTTCGCTTACTACGATCAAAAATATGGCGATTTTATAATTGTTGATGGTATCACTATAGTGTATCCTGATAGGCTTCTTAAAGGTACAATGGAGTTAGCATATCATTTTCTTAATAATTCTGGTGTAAACGACACTACAGGAACATCTAAAAATATGACGGTAGGTTCTGTTTCACTTGAACAAATAAGAGTAGCCCCTGTAATACCATTAAATGTTAGAAATATTATTAAGCCATTACTTGTTAATAATGGGTCTAATGCTTGGTGGAGAGCTAATTAAGGGGACTCATATGGGATATGTTAATTTTATTCAGAATCAAATATCTATTGCATTTAATACAATAGGTGATTTAGCTACAGATTTAACCTTTGTCCAAACTACACCTGCTAGTTTTGACTTTAATAATAGCATAACAGTAACTACACCACTAGTATCAACAACAATTAAAGGTATTATTAATAAGAAAAAGCGGGAAAATACTTCGAATACTATGTTTATGAATATGTCTTTTAGATCTTCTGACATACCAGATGCTACCATATATGATAAAGTTATTATAAACGGTATAACTTGGAATGTTACCCCACCTTATGTGGAAGATAATGGTCTAACAACATTTGATGTTTCTAAGGAGGGCTAATATGGCTAATTTAGAAACTAGTAAGTTCTCAGATGTACAACGGGATATATTCAGTATATTTGGATCAGCTGCATGGATAGCTGAAGATATTGTTACCGTACCTACAAATTTTGTAGGAAAAAATATTGGTAATACTTATATAAGAATTAAAGTGATATCAGGCACTCACGGTATAAACTTAAAATCTATAGCAGGTTCAGTTATGATAGATATTTTTGTTCCAGCTGGAGGCGGACCTCTGGTAGCTTATAATATAGCAGATAGAATAGATGAATATCTATTAGGTAAGACAATATCTTTAGGCCAGGGTTCAACCCAATTTGGTAAAAGTACTCTTACAGAATTTGGCCCTGATGCAGATAATGCATCTTTGTATAGATATCAATATACAATACCTTTTAATCATTTTGTAATATTTAATATTGGAGTTTAAAACATGGCAACCCCTATTACCTCGATTGGTGCTGCAATTTTTGCTGATTTAGCTTTTGCTGTAGGTACGACTACTGTATTTGGAGCAGGTCACCCAGGCTATGTTACCGACACTGCTAATGATACACAATTTTTGGCATTGTTTGCAACTGAAATTGGTAACGGCCTTACTGATGACTTGCAAGTAACTGTAACAACAGTTGGTTCTTTCGCACGTCTAACCAATGTTCGTGATTTCCCAGCTATTGGTGCACCTGCTAATATCGTTAAAGTACCTTCCTATGGTCAAAAGGTCAATAAGCAAGTTATTGGTCAAAAGGATCTTCCAACAGTTGAAGTAACTGTAAACTATGTTCCAAAAGATTGGGAACCTGTTGCTGGTTATGGATTGTTTATTGGTGATTTGGTAACACGTGCATGGCGTTTCTCATTGCTTAATGGTGCACCTACTGCAGCTGCTGGTGCTACACAATATTCTTCTTTATCATCTGGATTAGGGACTGCTGTTGGTGGTAATGCAGTATTTTATTTCCTAGGGCGTATGGAAGCAATTGTTGTTAAACCATCATTGACTGATGCTACTACTGCTGTAGTAACTCTGTCATTGCAATCTGATTTCTATGGTGCATATAGTTACTAAGTAAATGTTTATGAGGAGTACGTAGCTGTGGTTAGCTAACTCTTAAAAAACCTGTGGCCACAAAGAGCAGGTGTCCTCAATTTTATATACTCTAAATAGGGTTTAAGAATGATAATGGAAATCGAAGATACGATTAAACCATTCAGCCAAGGTTATGTTCTTCGTACTACTACGAAGCATATGCGTAAAGGAATTGATGTAAGTATTCGTAAGACATTTGAGCGATTGAAAGATTTTAGTGGTAATATGACACGCTCTAAAGAAGTCTATGATACCCTTGCATCTTTACATAAAATGCGAGCTATGTTGGATGAGTTTCAATTAGAAAATAAAGAATTATTTTCGAAAGAGTAATTATGGTAAATTTTAAAGTACCACCAACTTTGAAAGATAAGAATACCAAAGATAGTAGTCATAAGAGTTCTGTGGAAAATTCCACTAAAAAATTAAAGGATAATAAAATGTCAATGCGTGACCTTATTGGAAAAAAGCTTAGCAAGAAAGTTAAATTTATGGATAGCGATATTATTATCTGTAAGTTATCAGTATCTGAAGTAATGGCAATTCAGGAACAAGCCAGAGTAACTGAGACTAGTGAAAATAAAGATGAAAATCAAGGATTTCAAGTGCTGAAACTTGTGATTCGTTCATCTGCAGAGGGAGCAGCTGAAATCACTGATGAGGAATTTGATAAGTTCCCAATGGATGAGTTATCAAAGCTTTCTAATGAGATTATGAAATACTCAGGGATTGGTGGACAAACTGAGGGAAAATAGAATTCTCTTCCGGTGAAATTGACATATATGAATTGGCATATAACTTACATATACCAGTTTATAAATTACTGGAAGAGATGCCTTATGAAGAACTTCTTAAATGGAGTATGTACTTTGAGAAAAGACCTATAGGCTGGCGTGAAGATGATCGTACAATGAAGCTACTTCAAGTACAAGGTGTAACAGCTAAACCTGAAGAGATTTTTATGTCTATGGCTATAATGAAACAAAGTAATAAACCAAATATACCTGTAGGTAGTGTGTCTACAGAGAGTATTAAGAATTCACCATTATTTCATGCTATGATTAATGCAAAGAATGGTAATAAACTTGAATGTATTGAAAATATGTAAATAGGTATTTACTATGAAGCTAATTGGAATAGATAGTTGTATGAAAGATTTAAGTAATTCCTTAGATTTATTTGGTAAGGCAAAATTATCTATAGTTACAGAGAATCTAAAAAATAATATAGTAGCTGCTACACCAATTAAAACAGGTGCTGCAAGAGCCAATTGGGTAATACAACCTGCTACTGATGGCTCTAAAGGATTAGAAATATATAATCCACTTCCATATATCAGTAGGCTAAATGCAGGTAGTTCACAACAGGCTCCTGAATATTTTATAGAACAAACAGTACTTAATGATCCAAATGTAACTCCAGATGGTACAATAGTAATATACACAGATGCGTAGAACTGACTGCCGCCCCTGATGGCTGGCCTATAAGGGTTAGTTATTAGGGGCTTTAAATTTCTCAGAGAGGATTATCATGTCAGGTGTAATTTTAGACGTACAAACAAAATCAGATAAAGCGCAAGCAGATCTTGCAGCAATAAATAATTCATTACTAAATATACAAAAGACTACTGATAATGCGGCTAACTCATTATCGAATATGGTTAAAAATTTGGGTGCTGTAATAACTTCAAGCTTATCAATAAAATATCTTACGGAAGTATCTAATACATTCCAAGATATGAATAATAGAATAGCACAGATTACAGGCCGTACTGAACAATTAGGTTTAGTACAGGCAAAGATTTTAGGTATAGTTAAAGATACACGTGGACAAGCTGATGCTACAGTATTATCATTCCAAGCTTTAGGTAGAGCTATGGAGAATACTGGCACGAGTATGAATGATATCCTAACAGCTACCAAAAGTATTAATATGGCCATGGTTGTATCAGGCGCGTCAGCAGAGGCTGCTAAAGATGCGACAATACAATTAGGGCAAGCTTTAGCATTTGGTGCATTACGTGGACAGGATTTGCGATCTGTTATGGAACAAGCTCCTAGATTAGCTAAAGTATTTGCTGATCAGATGGGTGTGTCTGTTGGTAAAATTAGACAGATGGCAGAAGATGGTTCTGTAACCACAGATATAATGTTTAAAGGTTTACTGTCACAATCAGATAAGCTACAAGAAGAGTTTAATAGAATGGTACCTACTATTGGGCAAGCTATGTCAGTATTAAAACAATCTATTGCTGTTTATACTAATGAAGCAATGAAGGGTTTTAAAGGTACACATACTTTAGGTGAAGAGATTGTAAAATTATCTAATATAATTTATACAGCGTCTGACACAGTAGAATTAACTGTATCTAAAAATTACTCAAGTTTTAAAATATATTTAGGCTCTATAAAAGAATTATTTTTAAGTTTCTCTTCAATTTTAGGTTCTGTTGGTAAACAAATAATTGATGCTTTACCAGTTGTTAGGTACATGACTAATTTATCTAGAGACTTAAATAAAGTATTTGATAATATGTTTGTAATTGTAAAGGTACAATTATCTAAAATTGGAAAAAGTATTTATAGTTTTTTGCAGACTTCTTTTAATTGGGACTCTTCTGTCCAAAAGGCTATTAAATCAATACAAGAAATAAATTTTTCATTAAATGGTAATACATTATTAGCATACTCAGTGGCCTTTAAACAATTAGCTACTGCCATATCAGAAAATTCTGAATCTATATCTGCTAAATGGGGCAGATTTACTGGGAGTATTTCATTAGGTTTTAAAGAGTTTGCTACTTATATAGGGTTATACAGTGCTGGATTAAAAGTCATAGGTGGTGATATGACAGGTCTAATATCCTCTGTAGCAGATTTTAGTAGGTCTATATTAGGTTTACATGTACATATATGGAACTTAGGGACAATATTATCTGATATGTTTGGTGGAAAATTCTCTGAAATATCAAATACATTATCTATGTTTCATGATAAGTACTTATCTAAATTCGATAGTATTGTACCAATTGTAAAAAGAATGTCTTCTGCAATAGTTAATGAGTTTTATATAATTAGGGATAAATTCTATGATCTAGCAAATTCAGTTGAGAACAAATCTATTAGTATGTCGGATAGAGTATCAAAAATAATTAAGAATTTCTCTGATAGTATTATACATCATTTTTGGAATATATATGATAAGGTTATAGGTCATTCATGGTGGACAGATACTATGAATGGAGTAGTTGATCAATCAGCCGCTCTTACTGGTCGTGTTAGTGGTCATTTAGATAAGTTTGCAAACTATATAAAAAGTACCTTTACAAGAATAAAGGATGAAGCTGATTGGGGTTTATTTAGAGCTGCCTGGGGCCAAGATATAAAATATAAATTAAAGATTGATCCAACAGCCATACAAAAGATGAATGTAGAGATATCTGATTTCTATATGAAGGCTAGGATTGGTAGGACTGAATATTTTAAATATCTGGTGGAAGAGGCAAAAGATAATTTCCTAAAAATATTTAACAGTATAAAAGCAAAACTATCTAATAGCTTTAATGACATTTCTGCAGAATCTTTAGTAAAGGGTTTAAAAGGTTTGTCGGAAAAATTAAAGAATGAATTTAATAATAGCTCAGCCGGAGCTATGTTTATTACTATGAGTAATAAAGTATCTGAGATAGCTAATCAAATAGCTGTAGCTTTCCCATTAGCATTTAAATCAGCAGCTTTAGTTATTGGCGGTTTATTAATAAACGCTATATCCCCAGCTGGTATGATTAAAAAGGCTATAATGGTGGACTTAGGGGCTAGCTTATTAGCTACTAGTTCTTTAGCCGCAGAAAAATTCGGAGCAGATTTATTTGGAGGTTCTTTCTTGTCAGCTGCGGCGCATAGTATGGGTGTAGTAGTTGGATACTTTGTAAGCTCATTTATAAAAGAACTACCACAAATTATAAATGCATTAATGGGAATGCTAAGTGGTTTTTTTCAAGGTTTTATGAGCCAGATGCCATTTATGATAGGTTCAATATCAAGCGGTTTAGGTTCTTTAGTAAGCCACTTTTCTTTAGAGGGCCCATTAGGCCTAGTTGGGGTATATCTCTTTGGTAAAGGTCTATCACCATTAATGATGAAGTTTGATGCAATAAAGAAGGCTTCTGAATTCTTATTTGGTAAAGAAGGTAAATCTAAAGTTCAAAAAGAGGCTGAAGAAGCTGCATTTAAACCAGGTTTATTTGGTAATCTTGCAGACCCTTCTAAAAAGAGAGAAGGTTCGGGATTGCTTGGAGGTTTTGTAAATATATCTGAAATGTTATTTGGTGCAGGCGGTGCAGTCAAAGCTGCCTCAGGTATAAGTTTAATACTTACTCAACTAGGTGCAGTTGATAGTCTTCTAGGTGGATCGCAATTATTAAAATTTGCATTAGAAGGTGGCTTACTTTATGGCACACTCTTTGGAAAAGAAGGCTATTCAAAGATAGGTGATAAATTAACTCAGGAGGTTTATATCCCAGTTATTGCTAAGATACGTAAATTAGTAGAAGATATACCTAAAATTGGAAAACCATTATCTGGATTTATAGATATTATGTTAGGTGCAGATACTAGTAGCAAGACTGAAGCCTTCTTAAAATTACATACAGTATTTACAGAAAACTTTTCTAAATTTAAAGATTTTATTGTAGCTAATGGGGTTATCCTAGGAGGTAGCTTAATTAAATCTCTTGAAGAAAACTTTGGTAGTATGGGTAAAATAGATATTGCTTTTTCAAAATTATCAGGGGCAATATCCTCAAATATTGATATATTATTAGGAAGTGCAGCTACGAAAGTTGGTACAGGAGGCATACTAGGGAAGTTATTACTTGGATTAAACCCTAAATGGGTATTAGCAGGTATACTAGGTTCTCTTGCATTAGTAATTTCTGGCATAGCATCAGCTAATACAGGTATTGATCAATCATACTCTAAATTTGATCATTTATTTGAGGGATTAACCGATAGTATAAAGGTATCTTTCCAAGATCATATTGTCTTGTCTACATTAACATTCACAGCAGGTATAATTGCTCTCACAGGTGCAGTTATATTTTTAGCTAAAAGATTTGAAGGTATGCTTACTGTAGCTTCTATGTTTGCTGGAGTTGGGTCTAATATACAACCAATGATTGGTGCCTCTAAATACTCTAAATTAAGAAATGCATCTACCGTGGGAAATACTGTTCTTAAATCTGGTTTCACATCAAGTATTGCATCTATTGGATTAGGCGTAGGAGCGTCAATGTTAGGGGCAGATGATACCACATCGAATATGATAGGTGTAGCTTCTCAACTTATACTACCAACATTATTTAAGGCTGCTAGTGAAAGTGCTAAAATAAAAAATATAGTTGGTTCTGCTGTAATTGGTATAAATTCATTGCGTCTATTATCTTTAGCTGCAGCGGGAGCTGGTGTGGCCGCTATTGGTGCAATAGCTTTTGCATCCACTAATATTTTCCTTGGAACTATAGATCATTATTTAAATACTAAAAACTTAGGTATTATTGATGCAATGAAATTTGGTTGGAATGATTTAATTGGTTCTATGAGAACTTCAACTGTTAAAACTGCAGAAGATATATATAGACCGTTATTAGGTAAACAAGATATAAGAGCTGGAAATGACACTTTAAGTACATCCTCATTAAGTTTTGAAGGTATTGATCCATCAGCTGTTACAGGTAAGGTTGGTGATAAACTACGCCAATCATTAGATAATGTACGTGTAACAATGGATAATGCTAGTAAACAGGGTAAAATATCAGGTAGCTTTACTCCTGAAACTAAAGAGGCTGTTACTAAAGCAGTAGCATTAGCTCAAACACAGATTGAAGCGGCTAAAGCTGATACTCAAGAAAATGCTAAATCAAATACACAAAAATATCTAGAAACTGTTAAAGATTTGAATCAACATACTTGGATGAACAATCCTACTGTTAATAAATTTACTAATGCTACTTATGATTCAGCAATTGATAAATTACAATCAAGGGTGGATAGAGCCACTCATGCTAATATAGAAATGTTCAATCCCTTTAATTGGTTTACTGCAAACTCTAGAGAAACATATTCGAGCAGGCTTAATACAGGTAGAGCATTGGCTACTAAAGGTGATGATCCAAATGCTACTGATATGGATAAGTGGATTGCATCTTTAGCTACTAGAAAGGCAGATACTAGTAAATTTAATGATGGATTAGGTTTCTCTCGCATGTTTAATGTTGATTATAATCAACAGATGCTTGATAAAGTTAATACAGATATTAAAGCTAAAGAAGCAGCTGTTATAGCAGAAAAAATTAAAAAGAATAAACAGATAAGTAATGATCCCTTTAATACAGAAGCCTCTGCAAAATTAATCGAGTCTAATAATGGTTACACCGATTCTACAGATACTATAGGGGCAGCTAGGCTTAGTAGGTATACACAGCAGTTAACAATGCTTAAGGAACGCTCAAAGTATAATGATGTAACTAGTTTTAATGTTGGTATTAAGGACTCTGATATACATTATACAAGTGAAACTATTAATACAGCTGTTAATAAACTAGAAGCTCTAAGAAAACAACAGGTTTATGTTGCAGCTATGACTAAAGAGGTCCAAGATTTTCAGACAGCTTTAACTAGTGCTGGTATTGCTGTTGATAAAGATTTTGCTAGTAAAATAACTGTGAGTATAAGCGGGACTAATCTTCAGAAATCTATTGATGCCTTAAAAGAATTGAATGAGCAGCTAGCTGTCACATCAGATCCTGCAATTGCTGGTAGAATAAAACAATTTATGGATTATATGAATAAAGGGGCTACACAAAAATCTAAAGAAACGGCTACAGTAGGTAATGCTGATTCTTTAGAAGCTACCTCTAAAACATCTGGATTAGATATTCCTAAAACTTTTATATCAACTGGAAATGCTAATGATTTCTATAATATTAATGGTAATACAAAAAATCAAGGAGGGGTTGCATTTGTTACAGCTGCTAGTAAAATATTATCAGATTTAAATACAAATAAAGATCAGCGTTCTTTAATTGGAATGAATAATCCTATCGCAATATCATCTCTTGAATCTATGGGCTTAGAAGATACGGCTAAATGGAAAACTAGTAACCATTTAGATCAACTCTTAAGGGCTAACCCTAATTTAAATAAATTAGAATCATATCCTGAAATTAGAAAAGCTAGATCAGAAGCTCTTGCTACAGCTTATAATTTAACTAAGTTTAATGAAAATATACTTGATCTATCTAATATTACGTCTATAGATAAAAGAAATGATTTAATTAAACAACATGATGCTAAGAGAATAGAGCTGTCTCAATTAAATGAAAACGCTAAAAACAAATATTCTAGTGCTGTAGCAAATACTAATGATAAATATCAGTATGCAGATTCTACAGCAGCTACGCAGTATGCAAATGATAAATTATCATTTAAAGAGCATTCTGATAATTACGATAGAGCAAAAGTTTTACATGATGCTGCCACCTTTAGACTAGTGCTAGATGAAAAATCTGAGGCAACTATACTTGCATTTGGTGATAAACCATTATCTAAATTAATTGAAAAATACAAAGCAATGTTATCTGAGCCTAATGTTTTACAAAAAGATTTAGAAAATACTAGTGCTAATATTGCTTCTGGTGTTCAAAGGTATATAACCAATAAAGGCGAAATGACTGGTGAAGAAAGATCTAAAGCAGAGCAAAGTAGTTTTACACCTTCGTTACCTGCAGGGTTGTTATATGATAGGAGATTAAGCGATTTAAGCAATAGTATTTCAGAAAAAGCTGCTGAATTAGCTAAGGGTACATCATCACAAGAAGGTCATGCTAAAGGCGCCCAAGAGTTAGAAGCAAAGCAATTTAAATGGAACCAGATAACACAAGATCGTTTAGCACATTTAGCTAATACACGTATGGATTTTAGATCTGAATCAGCTGATATTTCTCAGGCTGCATCAGCTGGCACACATGTAGATGTTACTAACTATGCTAATTTGAGTGATATAGTTAAAGAAAAATTATCTGCTAATTATTTATTAATTCAGCAAGCAACAGCTTTTATGAATGAACATAAACAAGATCTAGAGGTCCAAAGAAATACTCAAGAGGCTATAAATAATCTGACTGCAGATAATAATTCATTACTTGAAAAAAACCGTAGCATAACTTCATCTGTATTAGATATGTTTAAGGATATGGCAACGGCTATCCCTGGGCTATTATCAAATATACTAGGAATGTCTAATGGATTATATAGTAGTCTTAATATATTTACAGACAGGATAAGACTATTAGATGTAATGCTTAAAAGTGTTGATAGCAATAATCTTAATGAAGTAAACTCTAGATTTGGATTAAAATCAAACTTTGCGGGTCAAAAAGGTTTTTATGACAATAAAACAAAGACCTATAGAGACTATGCAATAGGTGATACTTTATCTCATGATGCAGCTAGAGAGATTTCACAAGAAAAATCCTTAACAGGACATAAAGGTAGAAGTTTAGATTTAATAGAACAATTCCAAAATGATCCTGAAGCTATTAAGAATGCTATTAAAAGTTTTAAACTTCCGACTAATATTGATGATTACACTGCAAATCATGTTGATATCAATAATGAAGAAATGAAAAAGGCCAATCAAGAATTAATAGATGCTACTACTCAATTAGCTATAGACAGAGAGAATCATACAGGTAGAGATAAAATAATAGCTTCTGATATTAGATTGGCTAAGGCACAAGAAAAGTATACTGAACTAGTATTGAAGAATGCTTCAGTTGATACTAAAGTATCTATGATAAACTCGCTATCTCCAAAACTTGGATTAACAACACCGGAATATATGAGATTGGGTTCTAATGATAAGAAAAGATTGGATGAGTTATCTTTAGAGAGAAGTAAATTTTCTATGGAATTATCTCTTCAAGGTTTTAAACCAAATGACCCTGCTTGGATTCAACGTATGTCGGACGATACTAATATGCGTGATAATGCGCGTGAAGAAAAGCTTATACGTAGTAAGGCACAAACTATAAGTGGTCGTATGGCTACCTCATTTGATATAGCAGGTATATCAGGATATGATGAAAAAGCCCTGCAAGGGGCTGGATTAGAAATCAATAAAGATAAGTTTCTGAAAGGATCTCTTGATAAGATTGAGAAGATCAATAAACAATTAGAAACAGGTTTCTTAGATGGTATAAATCACCCTGATGGAGATAATGCTGAAAAAGTAACTGCAGACGGTATGAAGCTTCTTGCTCAAAATCGTACTGCTTTGATGAGCGGTCTATCAGATTATATGGAAATACATACTAGGGATATAGAATCTGAAGCTAAGAAAGCAGGTGAGAAGTTGATGGGTAGTACTACATCTGCTTTGAATAATGCTTTATCAGAGGCTATAACAGGTAATATTCCAAATAAGCTACCATGGAAATCTAGATTATCTACCATATGGTTAGAATTCTCTAAAAAGTTTACAGCAGATGTAGTTAACACTGGTGTAGAGGCCTTTACTTCTTCTTTCACAGGAAAGGGAAGTGCAATAGGAAATCTAACTACAGGTATAGGTTCAAGTATACATTCACTGTTTGCTAATTTAGGTCTTGGTAATTTACCCAAACCCAAAAATGATGCAGAACTTGATGCACAAAATAGTTCTTCTAAAAAATCAGGCATGTTTAGTGATATAGTCTCTAAAATAAAAGGCTTCTTTGGATTCAAAGAAACAACAGATACTATCAATAAGTCTGTAGCAACTCATGCTGATATGATTAAGGAAGCCTCTAAGAATGCTAATTATGAAGGTGCCTTAACCAATGCTGTTTACCAAGTTGGGGTTAATGACATAGTAAAGGCAATCACTGATGCCAAACCACCACAATATGGTAATATAACTAATACTAGTAATGACTCTATTCAAGCCCCTCCAACTATTAGTGGTGATTCTAGCTTAAATGATGCTATAGGTAATATAAACATACCGTCAGGTGATTTTACAGCTCCGCTAGGCATGGGTGATAATAGTGTCCAATTTAAAGGATTATTAGACAACGTTAAGAATGGCAGCTTCGATAGTATGATGAATACTAAGAAAACCATGTCTGAATTCCAAGTGCCAAACCCTGCAGATCCTAAATCAGTATCTACCAATTTTGCTCAGCAGAAAATATCTGATGATGCCGTAGCTTCTCAAAATAGTAATAATGATTCTAATACTAATAATCTAACTAAAAGTTTAGATTCAACTAATCAAGCTATTGGTAAGATAGGTAGTGGTGCAGGTAGTATAGGAACATTAGCAAATGACTTTGGTGTATCTAGTAATTCAGGGTTAGGTTCTGTATTATCTTCAGTACAAACAGGTGTGCAAGCAGCATCTGCAGTAACTAATCTTATGGGTTTATTTGGTGCAGCCACAGGTGGTTATATAACAGGTCCAGGATCTGGAACCTCTGATAGCATACCTACAATGTTATCTAATGGCGAGTTTGTTATTAATGCTAAAGCTACCCAAAATTCATTACCGCTATTGCATGCGATTAATAATCATAAGATACCTAAGTTCTCATTAGGAGGTATTGTAGGTAACAATAATACTATTCCTACTATGGGTAATGCTTCAACTACTTCGAGAAATGTTGGAGCTTCTTTGCAGAAGTCTGGAATTGCTAACAAACCATCTAATGTTTCAACATTTCATATAAATGTTACAGGTGATATTAGTATGCAGACCCGCAAAGAAATTCAGGCTATGATTCCACAGATAGCTTCTGGTGTTAATGCTCAAAATCGTGAATTGGGTAATATGCTCACTTCATATTAATAATATAATAAGAAGGCTGTTTATAATACAGCCCTTATTGTAAAGTACCCATTCTAAGGATATTTTATAATAAGACTAATAAAGGAAAATTTATGAGTGAATATGGTATATTAAATAGTGCGAACAATACAGGGCTAGATTCAGAAATTCTTCTTAATTTCTCTACACCCTTATCTATCGTGAGTAATCAGCCTTCATTTGTGCAGGATACAATGAATTTAGGAAGAAAGGCAAGTAATCAAAATGTACAGCGTTGGGAGATTGAAGCTAATTTTGAACCAACCAATGGAAGTACAAATTATTTAACACATAGTGTATCTAATGGTTATGGTAGTGTATTTGGGATAAGAATGCCACAACCGTCTAATGCATTAAGGACTAAATATA